ATAATATGTTTTTAATATAATATGGAGTTTAACTTTAATGAAACAGATTATTTAGGTAATGATGATAATTTTGACGTTAATAAATATAACTCAATGAATGAACCAAATATAGAAAAATATTGGGAAACATCAAAAGTTGATAATTCCAAAAAGAAAAAGGTTAGTTTTGACGATATTTTATCAAATATGAACTTGGTTGTAAATAAGAATGGTGTGTTACAATATATGACACCTTTACAGTCACAAGAAATGTATTCAGATAACATAGAACAACCATATCGTGAAGTAAAATATCAAGTTCAATCTCATCGTAATAATACCCCATTAGAACCATCTGTTAAACATAGTTATATTTACAATAAATACTTTAAAGATTATAATGACCCTAATAAAACAGCACCTCCAGAACCAATAGTGCCAAAAACAATTGAAGAGTATAGACAAATTGTATTAGAAAATCGCATAAAACGTATTCAAGAAAAAAACAGAGTTGCTCAAATAAAATCAACAAAAATGTTTTTTGAAAACGTGAATACTATTAAAGCTAGTAAAAATAAATTGCGCATGATGAACTTCAATTAATAATTATTATAAAACATACTTAAAGACAATATAAGTATTTATATTGGTAAGCTAATTAGTTACACTACAATATATTTTGCGCTTACTTTAATATCCCGACTTTAGCTCATTTGGCAGAGCATTTGACTGTAGTAGTTTAGTTAAAACTCAATTATTTTGGGTTTGATATCAAAGGGTAGCTGGTTCGATTCCAGCAAGTCGGAAAAATTATATATTTATATTTATTATATAAATGTATATCATATAAAATAATCGCTTACTTATTAGACTTACATACTACATCCAAGTCTATTAGAGAATTATCGGAATCAGAACTATAATTGTTAATACTTATTGTTTCTTCCGCATCATAATATGTATTATTTTGTCTGGATTTTTTAAATTTATTACTTGTTTCAATACGTTCAAAGTTATCTTTTTTATCACTACTAAATATTTTTATTAGATTTCCTATATTGTCTTTTTTAAAATTATCGATTTGATTATTTATTTCAGTATTATCTATTTCATTATGACGTATCATGGTGCCTTTTTCAAGTTTATCATACAGTTTTTCAGTTAATGCCAAATTTTCTTTTAGTTGAGAATTAGTTTTATTAATTTCAGACCATAATAGTTTAAATTTAACATCTTCTTTATTTTTATAATATTCACAATTTTTAACATTTTCATCTTGTTTTTTAACATTATTCATCTCTGTTGTTTCTTCTTTTTTAACCTTATCTTGTCTCCCATATGGGTCCATAACATCCTCGACAAATGTGCTCAGTTTTCTTGGGTCAATAATTATATCTTTCATTCCAAATCCACATAATAACCATCTTCTAAATCTCAATGTTTTTATTTTTTCTGCGTTTTCCATTTCTTTTATAAACATTTCATCAATAATTGAAAATGCTGACTTTAAAACCAATAAATTATTTATTTCTGTTCTACAAATGTTTTTTAATTTATCAATTTCATATTGTAAACTTCTTATCGAACCATTTTTATTCTTATTCTTTTTTAATTTTGAAACAGCAACTAAATAATTTTTTTGGTTTTTTATGTCTGTTATATTATTTATTTTACGTTTTTTAATATCTTCGATTTTTTTTATTATTAAAAATACATTAGTATTATAAATAATTGGATATCTAGTTCTAATTTGTTTTGGAATAATAAATTGATTTGTCTCTTTAATGTCGCTAATTTTTGTTTCAATATCACCCAATCTTTTTTGAATGGTTGGTCCATCTTTATTAAATAACAAAGTAGTTCCTGATAAAAATTCAACCGAAGTTTGTAATTTATCATATTGGTGTGCTGATATTTTATGTGCTTCAGAAGTAGCATCTAACTTTAAAAAATTTACTATAGCTAATAAAAAAGCTATTGTTCCATTTATAAAAGATATTAGCCATGTGCCCCAAAAATAATCTTTGGTTATTGCTGATAATACAGTAGCTGATGTGGACAAAAATATGGACGGTAACATTAATTTATTCAAATTTGACTCACAATAAGATTTTGACTCCATATAAATAAGTTTTTGACCTCTTAAATAAGTTGCCACTATATCTAAAGCACTCGAATACTTTTGGTTTTCCTCAAAATAATTTTTATATATAATTTCTTCAACTTCTTTGTATGTATATTTTTTGTAAGTAAATATCTCATTATCTATTTTTTGGGTAACATTTCCAGAAGCATCTATTTTATTATAACTATTATGAATTGAGTTAACAGGTATATCATAATAAATGCTTTCATGTGAAATATTGTCATCCTCAGCATCCGTATTATGTAAATTAATGTTTGTATTAAATGTCTCTGTAAAGCTAGATAGTTTTAAATTATCCAATTTACTTAATTCATTAGGTAAAATATAATTTTTTGTTATTGGTGTATTAGATTCATTATTGTTACTATTTTTATTCAATAACTCATATGATTGTTCATGATTATCAAAAAAACTCTCTAATTTTTGTTCATTTAATAAGTCAATGTTTCCAAAATCATCTTCTAAATATTCTATATGTATTTTTTCAAATGAATCGTTGTTATCAATTATAATACGATTATTTTCAATAATATTTTCAACGCCTTCCATAATATTTATTTTTATTTATTATTTATTTTTTGAAAAATAAAAAAATAAAAATAAAATTTAATATAATAGTAATGAGTTTCACTCGTAAAAATAAAGGCCGTGGTGTTGCTACCAAAGGATGGAAAAATGAAAAACCAGGTTATCATCAAAAAACTGTTATGTTAAGACGTTGTGGAAAAAAATGTTTTTTAGGAAAAAATAAATCTTTCCCTATTTGTAAAAAAAATACCTGTAAAGTTAGTTCCAAAGGTGTATATTCTGCTTATATTAGAGCTCGTCAATATAGTTCAAAAGGTAGAAAATACAGAAGTATTTCAAAAAAGGCAAATAAAATGCTTTTAAGAATGGGAGCTAAGCGCTAAATTCTTAGAATTAATTAAAAAAAATGAATTATATTTGCATAAAGAATTATATGAATATAATATAACAATAAAGCTTAATGTTTAAAAGAATGGGTGATAAATTTGTAACTGATTTTACCATGGACTTTGGTAACGATTGGGGATTATATGTTGATATTGAAAAGTCTAATTTTGTTTTTCCAAACAATCATAAAAAAATGAGAGAAATACACGGTATAAAAAATCAATCTTACCAATATTATCAGAATGAATTATCTTATAGTGACAATAAAAAATCTATTAAAAACCCTATTTGTATTTGTTTCAAAAAAGATTATTTGTTTCACATATACACAAGCGCAGTCATAACATCGGGGTTGATGTATCTAGTATTTTTCGGAATGTAATTTGAATAATTTTAAACGTTAAAAAATAAAATTACTACTCCAGACCCACCATTACCTCCTAGATATGCGGCTGTCTGAAAATTATAACAACCTCCACCACCACCACCACCTGAATTTACATCAGCATTTTCAGCATTTGAGTTTCCTTGACTACCGTTACCACCACCACCAGCACCTAAACCATAAACACCATAACCTCCACCTCCACCTCCACCTCCACCTCCATAATACGTGCCATAAATAGGAACAGAAGTATTACTAGCCCCTCCATTGCCACCAGCTCCTGAATAGAAAGGACCTCCGCCCCCTCCGCCATTTATTCCAGGAGAACCATTGTATGAACTATTTGTGCCACCGCCACCCAAACCGCCCAACCCACCACTACCACTATTACCCCCATTTCCTCCCTGATTAATAGTAATAGCATTACCTGACAGACCGCCAAAACCGCCTATTGCGGTGTATATATCCGTACCAGATAGTGTAATTTTAGATGAAGCACCATTTGTTCCATTTTGTGCTGCTGGAAAAGAACCACTAGCTGCTCCACATGTTCCTCCAGCTCCAACTGTAATAGTATAAATATTATTTGGTATAGTAGAATAATTAGCAGCATATATTACACTTCCACCTCCACCTCCACCTGAACTAGCAGCATAGGCACTGTTTGTTTCACTAGTTCCACCTCCACCACCTCCTCCTACAATAATCATATTAATACTAAGCGATTCATTAAATTTTATGTTTCCATTTCCTGTAAATGTTATGATAGTATTAAAATTCGGGTTTTGTGATACATTATATGAACCAGTCACTGTGTATGGAGTTCTAATTACATTATTATTAATATTTGGAGGTGGGTTATAGACAAGATAGTTTAGATAATTGTAAATTCCACATGTTGTATTTCCAAATAAATTTCCACACGGGTCAATTAAATATGTTTCATATGCGCTGACTGTAGGGTCTATATCTGTTGGGGAAGTATATGGTTCATTTAATAGCTGAATAACAGGAACACCAGATAAATCTAAACTAGTTATTAAATTAACATCTAAATTGGATTTATTAAAATCAGAGCAACTTTTATATTTTAGATAGTTTGCGTTGTTTAATAATAATTTATTGTTTTGTGTATTAACAGGAAGACGAGGAACACATGCGGACGGGTTACAAAAAGTAGCTTTTGCTTTTTTATTTTGTATATATTGACCTGCATCTTGTGGCTCGTTAAAGACACCAAATGTGGTTTTTCCTGAATTGGTTTTAAATGAATGTGCCATATATTTTATAAAAATATTATTAAATAATAAAAATGAATTAATACATTTGTTTATTGATTAAATAAACTACAGCTATGTTTAAAAGATGTTTTTGTATATTTGGCGAGAGAAAACAAAATAAAATAAATAAAAAATATATGATTGATGGAACGGACATAAAATGGGAAGATACCATTGAATTTACATTTCCGATTGAAGGTGGTCGTGTAATAAAGGTTTATGACGGCGACACCATAACTATTGCTTCTAAGTTACCTTTCAATGATTCTCCTTTGTATAGATTATCTGTTAGACTTAATGGAATAGATACTCCTGAGATTAAAGGAAAAAGTGAAGACGAAAAAACCGCAGCAAAACAAGCAAGAGATGCTTTGGCGGTTTTAATACTTAATAAATATGTTACACTTAAAAATATTCAAAGTGAAAAATATGGTAGGATATTAGCTGATGTATATTTAGGAGAACTACACCTAAATGAATGGTTACTTAAAGAGAGATATGCGGTTAAATATGACGGAGGGACAAAAAAACAGCCCGTTTCTTGGCTGAAATACAGAATTACTGGAGAATTATAAATTAAACTAAATATCAT